TATAATAAATCAAAGTTTCTAAACCCATCATTAACTGGAAATTTGTTTGTTGTTGATGAACAGTCATCACTATCAATTTCTTTGATACCTAAAAATCTACTTCTACCCCCTTTTTTATATTCATCAATTAATGATGATACAGTATAAACTCTATTAAAATTAAATTCATAAAAAGTATCGTCACAATTAATTGAATCATTTAATTTATTAATTTTATTTGTACCACTAAATCCGTTTGTGTATCCACTCCAAGCCAAACCAAAATAATAAGAACTTTGTAGTTGATTAAAAGTGTTTACGTTGGTTGAATATATTGGGTCATTATTTGGTGATGAATTACTCCAACCATATTCCTTAACGTTTGGCACTAAATAATACGGTCTTCTTGTTTGTTCAGTTAGTGTCGGTGGTTGTTGCCACTTAACTTTAAACCTATATTTACCTTTAGTTGGTATACCAATTGTTGGGTCATTTGATATAACTTTTTCACCAAATTCATTTGTGATTAAATAATCTAAATTCATTGGTAGTTCGGTTAACCATGTACCATCCCCATCAATTATGTTTCCAGCTTGTTCTAATTGATAAGTTTCTAAAACAGGGTTTCCATCAGTATCTTGAGCAATTGTTTGTCTAACCGCCAAAACTTGTCCAGGTCCTGTAGTTAATTGACATAGGTTACCCATGTTGTCTTTTGGTTTACAACTATTTCTAATTCTAAGGTTATCAGTAGTAGAATAAATTGAACCCATGAAAGTTGCCGTTGGTTGTATATCAACATTAGCACTGTCTCTTAAATCAAAATCAACTCTGTTGACAGCAATTAAACAAACTTCAGGGTCACCCCACAACGGAGAAACTTCTAAATCTTTAACAATATTAATAATTTGTGGTAATGAATTTAAGTCCGCAGATGTTTTAAATCTATTACCTGCAACTTGACCTTCAGTCGCAATACCCATTCTAATTAAATCTTGTGGTGTTAAAGAAAATTCACCTATATCAGATAAGTCAACATCCATAACTAAAGTGCGTTGACCTTGTGGTACACCCATTAACATGTAGTCACCACTTTCATTTGTCTTGGCAGTAAATTTGTAATATTTGTCGTATATTTCAATTGCAGTTGAACCAGTTAAAACATCTAACCTACTTGGTAATGTTCCAGTTGCTGCATGTGTTGAATATGATTTTTCGTATGGTAATAAATTATATCTATACCCGTCTTCATTTCTATCACTTGGTGACTTGTAGGGGTAAATACTAGATATTAATGGGTTTGATTGGTCAATAGAATCTATTGGAATAAAAACCGAAACTCTCGCATTTGGTAAACCGAAGCCATTATTTGCGGTAACTCTACCAACAATAACACCGTACTCTGAACAACTTCTTGTGTAAACATCCTCCTGTTGAATCTTTAAAGAAAGTATCTCTAAAAACTCAAAATCTTGGTCTAATTGTACATTGATTGTTTTATTAATACCTAACTCAGTCCTTATTCTATATGATTGACCCATCAATTACTTTAATTAATAAATAGTTTATGTGGTATTTTTAAAGTTAACCCACGCCACTAAATAATAAGTTAAATAAAAAATAAATAAACTTGTTATGTGAAAGTAACTGATTGGAAATTCTTAACCGAAACTCTAATATCTTTGCTTGGATATCTTATTTGATATACTTGTGATGGTTGGGCAAATATTGTATCATCAATTGGTCCAATAAGTTTTGTTTCTGGGTCAGTATACACCATAGATGTTTCTGCCGAAGAGTATTGTCCACCAACTTCATTAAAGACATCTATTGTTGATACGGTCAATACACCATTTGTGTTTTGTATTAAACTTCTAATTTCAGACAGATAAACATTTTGTCCTAATTGTCTTGTTTGTGGGTTAAAGTATGTAGATACTTTATCAACAACACTTGAAATAACTTGTCCCGAGTTTTGAGCCGAGTCAAGTACAATTGCAATATCAACACTCAAGTCAATTACTTCAGCACTAAAGATTGAGATATAGTCATTCATCATTCTATAGTTTGATAAATAATTCGCAATGTTTTGTCTTAATGTATTTGAAACAATGTTTGTTAATTTTCCTGAAGTATCATAAGACAATATCTGTATTAAAATCTTATTGTCATTCTCGGTAATTGATACTTTAGCAGGTGCCCCAAATTGAGCTGGCATGTTTCTAATTAATGATTCATAATCTTGTACTGTTACCGCTCTTTTTTGTGCCGAGAAATTAAATGAAACATAATTTCTAATTTCTTCTAATGAAGGAATACCCGCTCCACCAACGGCAGCAACTACGTTAACACATCTTAATGAGTTAACCACCGCAGAGTTTGTTGTCTCTGATGGTCCATTAACAAAGAATGATACGGTACCTAATTGATTAATAACGTTTGTACCCAAGTTTGTTGCCAATCCACCACCAACTCTGTATTGAATAAACAATGTTGAGTTTGGAGCCAATGTCGCACCTAATGAGAAGTTATTTGAATATTTTTGTAACTCTAATGTTGTACCCAAAGTTGTGAATTGATTTAATTGGTCTTGAGCAGTATTGGTACCCCCACCAAATGTCATTTTCTTAAATCCTTCAGGAGTATATTCAGTAATGAATCTATCTTGAGTTTGGATGTATTTACCAACTTTAATACCAGGTTGGTCAGAAACTTTTGCAGGGTCTTCAATAAAGACTCTATCTTCGGCTAACGCATCCACTTCATACCATCTATTATCTAAACCTAAAAATTCGGCAGTTGTTGGTGTGTTTGTATAGTCGGTACCACTTTTTAATATTACACTTGTAATACCTAATACGTTTTTTTCAGGTAAGAATAATTCAAAGAAAGGTCTAACATCATTCGCTCCGATAACTCGTTTGAATACTTTTGTAATACCATTAACAACAACTTCTCTTTTTGTTATTGTATAATTGATTAATACATTGTTGGCATTAAAATTTGGAATTTTTAATCTGTTTGGAAAACCTTGAGCATTGTATGGTGACGCAAAATCAATATCATAAACATTTTCAAAAACAATACCCGCACCAACAACTTGTGAACCTCTTGCCAATGTTCCAAGATATCTTTCATCTTCTTTATCACCAAACGCAGGAACGGTGATTGAGAAATCAACTAACGACACTGAAGGTCTTTGACCCGGCAATTTTAACCCATAAGTTCTGGCAATGTTATAAATTGATGACCTTTGTTGTGCATATTGTAATACAGTCTCTTGAATACTTCTATCAATATTATAGTTTAAGTTGTCAGCAACCGCAGCATTCAAATCAAGGAATACTGAAAATACCGATGCATCATTAAAATCTTGAATTAACTCGGGATAATATGTTCTAACATAATTTAAGAGTTCAGTTCTAATGCCCTGAAAGTCCCTAACCGTATATGATATTCTGTTATTTGCCATTTATATTAAATATTTATAATCACAAAATCACTCTGAGCATATGTTGAACCGTTTGTTGAGTAATCTAATCTTATTTTTGCTGTGTATTCTGCAGTTCCTTTACCAGGAAATCTATAAATTTGTGATTCACTACTTCCTACCATGTTTTGTCCTGTAGCAATATCAACTTCTTCTTGTGGGTCAGCGGGTGTTATACTTAAACTATTCACCAATAAGTTTGGCATAAAGTTTTGAATTGCGTCTCTAATGTCCGATTCAATAGCATTAAATGTTAAACTATCAAATGGTTCAAATAGAAATTCATATAATCTTGTACCAAAACCAGGTAAGAAATATCTTGAACCTTTTCTTGTTAATAACAAATGAATAAGGTCGGCCTTTATCTCTTGAGCTTGGAATTCTGTTAATTGTAAATAATCACCCCTTCTCGAATCCTGAAAGGGAAAATTTAAACCGTATGTCGTACCGTTAGCCATTGTTAATAAATATAGTTGTATTTCTTTTTTTGTGAGCAGGAAAATACGGACAATGTCTACAACCGTTCCCACAACAATATCCCCTATTCAAATGATAATGTTCTGTAAATACATATTTTCCATTTTCAATATAAAAATAAGAAGGGGAAAGTTGTTCACCTTCCCCTTCATTGAATGTTTTTATATCTTTTTTATTTGATTTCACAAGCTCCACCAGCACAAGCCAATTCACTACTCAAATCTGTTTCGTCTGTTAATTCAATAACTCGACTCAAATCAATTGAGTGTAGTTTAGAGAACAATCTTTCAAACTCTTCTTTTGTACAATCTTCAAATGGTGCTTGAATATAACTTCCACCATCATAAGGTAATACAGATAGTCCATTATAGAAGTCTCTGTTATCCCACATCCACTCACCTGCTAATTCCCAATCTTCAGGTTTTAAACTGATTGTTGCTGATACGTTGTGACTGTTTGAACCAGTTCTATGACCAGGTCTAACCCACTCTTGTGTAATTTTCTTAACACGTTCTAACAATTGGAATGGACTTTCAGTTCTCAAAATTGCCCCTTCAGGTGCTTTTTGTGGAACGGAAATAACCGCTGTGTCATGTGGACGGAAGAATTCATCTTCAACCAACTCAGGGTGATTGTTTGACAGGTAAGTGTAAATCGCTTCGTTCTTACCAACACGGACTCTACGGATGTAGTAATCGTTGTGCCAAGCGTGAATACCTGATGATGTTCCCAATGTTAATGAAGTTGTTCCCGCAGGTTTAACAGTTGTCATACGAGCTGATTTGTTAACACCAATCAATTCAGCAACTCTTGTGTTTTCTTCTTTAACCATTTTCGCAGCTTCTTTCATATTGTATCCTAATACCACACCCGAACCGATACCAGTCATGGATACACCAATTAACGCATCTTTCTCAGTTGTTCTTCTCCAAATGTCTCTTAAGTAATGGAAGTCAGTGTAACCCGCTTGAAGTGTTCCGATGAACGCCGCAGCTTTAACACGAGCATTTAAGTCTTCTTGTGATTCAATGTCAGAAACATTCACTTCACATAAGTTACAGAATTGGTTTGGTCTCAACGCAATTTCACAACATGGGTTTGTTCCCCAATCTTTATCATTTGTAAAATAGATACCAGGTTCACCTGCTCCTGAAGCTTCAACACGTTTCCACAAATCCATAAAGAAATCTTTTGTAATCTTGTGTCTAACCAACGCAGCTGAGTTATTAGCCCTACCTCTTTGTGGATTTTTTTCCCACCAAGAACCTGATTTACAAGAAATCATTTCGTTGTCGTCAGCACTGAATAAAGAAATAAGTGCCGCTCTACGGATACCACCTGCCAACACAGCGTCAGCAATATGACATACCATATCATGAACTTCGATTGGAGTTAATTTATCACCATCTTCTTTTGCGTCCAACATACCTTTTAATTTGTGAATACAATCTTTCAAAGGTTGAGGACCTGGAGCTTTACCACCTGATGTTACAAGTTGAGCACCTTTTGGTCTGATGTCAGAAAAATCAAACTCAGGGGTTGATAGGTTTTCACCAAAATAAGATTTCATTAACACTTTAATTGCATCCGCCCAACCTTCAATAGAATCACCAATCAAGAATCTTCTTGTTCTGTTTGATTTTGGTTTTCTGATTTCAGGTAATTTTTCAACATGGTGTTTTTGTACTGAATATCCTACACCAGTTCCACCTAATAATAGGAACATTGATTCAGAGAATGCGTCCAAGTGGTCAATAGGTAAGTAAGCACAGTTGTAGATTCTGTTTGGAGAAATCTCAATTGGTTTACCACCAAATTGCATTGACCTCATTGAAGGTAATATTTTTTTACTATACACATATTGATATACATCCACAATTTCACCTGCAATTTTTGGGTATTTCTTAATGTGCATATTCATGTTTCTTGTTACTAATTCTTCCCAAGTTTCACGTCTGTTTAGTTCAGGTACGAATTTTGCGTACTTCATGTAGACTGTTAAATCCGACAATATTTTTTGTGATGCGTCCATAATTCTAATTTATTTTATTTAGTTTGTATTATTATTTAATTCTCTTTGTTTTCTTTTTTCCAATAGTTCTTTAACCCTATCTCTTTTTCTCTCTTCTTTTTGTTTTTCC